TTAATTGGATTGGAGGTAGTGTAATGGAAAAGAAATATCAAGACAATGCGTTGATGTGCGGTATAGGTGCAGAGCAACAAGAGTCTGGGAATAGCTTGTTGCAATGTGTTCTTAATCTTGGGTATAATGCTTATCAGGAAAATATCAAAGAGTTTCCTTATCCTCAAATAAAAGATTTTGAGCTACCTAATGATAAGTTTGATGATGAAGGATATAATGATGCAATGAAGGTTTATGAAGATAATCATTGGGGTTATTCTCATATGCTTAATTATGTTGAAGAAAAGTATGGCAAGTTTGCTCGACTTATTATTCAAGTAGGCAAGTGTCATCAGCAGATAGGTAATGGTGGTATTAGCCAGTATTGGCAAAATGGTTATGGAGATAACAGATTGCACGAAAGAATGTGCGAACTCTGGGATGAGTGTATTCCTCGTGATAAGGAAACCAGTACTGCGAGTAAGTTTAGAACTGGTATCAATGCTTATCAGAAAACTATTGACCATAATGAATGGAAGGGTCACTGGGGAGGTGCTGATATGGATTGTGAGAATAGAATCTATGATAACTGCCCATACGAGTTTCTTACTGATAGAATCAGATGCCTGATTTATGATGTTAAGCATGGCAGTGCAATAGATGAGGAGGTAGTGTAATGTTAGAGCTATATATGCACTGGTCGCATCAATTTAAGATTTTTATGGTCCAGGAGCCCCTAATGTATGGACTGTTCTGTATGTTTATTGGTGTTGCTTGCCAGTGGTTATATGAGAGGATAGGCGATGCTTAAAATGACTGAGAGGCGTTGGAAATATAGAAATTACGTCTGCACTATTACCCTGGATGGTCCAGAGGATGATGGGACCATTAAGGCCTTTCACCATGTCAGATGCACTGAGACCGGTGAAGAGTGGAAAGCTGACCTTAGCCCTTACGATACAGATAAAGCCACCCTGGAGCTTTGGATAGATTGCGGTATGCCTCCCAGGATTGGGTCGGGCCCATTAAACCAGGAGCAACTCCTAGCAATAAAAATTTACGATGAGACCTACAGCTGCTCTATTTGCTGTGATATATTTGATTTAGAGGATGAAGGTGGGACCGCAGGATTTATCGGCCTTATACCGGCCAATTTTTGCCCCACATGCCTAGCTGGTGTAATGGATATGTTGATAGGTAGCCAAGGTGGTGAGTGTTAGATATAAAAAAGATTAAAAAAGTTATTTTTATAATACAATAAACAATATTAATATATAGGAATCAAATGGACCCAAAATATTCAGATACAAGAATAGTAGTACAAAAGAATACTCAGTGTAAAGATTGTGGTGGAACAGGGATTATAAATTCCCATGAGTATTATGATGGCGCTTATGAATACGACTGCCCTAAGTGTAGTGGTAGTGGCTCTAAGGTTATCAATCGCAGGATTAGTATAGAACAGTTAGCATTAATGATAAAAGAGGTAAATAGTGAACGAAGTTAAAAAGAAATTATTTCAACAGATTAATATCAGTATTCCTATAGGCCTATGGCAGAAGTTTGAGGTCATTTGGCTTGATGAGAAAAATAAGACTGAGGATAAGAAACTCAGGAAAGCTGATTTAATAGTATCAATATTTAAAAAAGGATTAGAACATTGGAACAAGAAAGCCAGATTTTTAGGCCGGTAAGCATGGTAGAACCTACATGCCAGATAGCCAGATTAGATACTGGTAATGGCAGGGCCTATTATGATGTGGCTGCGGAAGATGAGAGCATGAGGCACTATTTTTATGGTGTTACTAGCATCCTAGATGGAGCTTTAGCCAAAGGTATAGGCTTTAGTAAATGGTTAGGAGATTCTCCATCCTATTCTCACGCCATGGAGTACGCCATGGAAAAAGCTGATGCTGGGACCCTTGTCCATGCTCTTATTGACCAACTTAATTTTGGTGGGACCATTGACACTGGAGACGGATGGTATAATGACAGGAAGGATAAAAAAGTTCCTGTTACTGATACTAATAAATCTATGGTTGAGGCTTATATAAAGTTCTACCAGGAGCATGAAGTAGAGATGGTGGCAAGTGAGATAACACTATACAATCCTAAGCGGTTTAAAAATAGACATGGAGAAGGCTACCGCTACCCCTTTGCAGGTACTGCTGATATTGTTTGTAAGATTAAAGATAAAAAGGGTAATTTACGGACCGCTATGGTAGATGTCAAGACTGGTAAAGAGTATGCCAAGAGCCATGAATTACAGCTTACAGCGTATAAGATATTGTATGATAGCCTCCATGGTAAGGAGTATGGCCCAATAGATGATATTTACTGTCTATATTTAAAGCGTACAGGTAATTATAAATTAGTGAAATACCACTATCAGCCAGAGGTATGGTATATGGTAGTAGACCTATTTCATTATATGGTAAGTAATAAGGCTGGCAAAATGCCAGTAGTTAAAGAACGAGAAGCTAAACCTAGGTATTATAGCCTAGAGAATCAGGAGCAAGAAGAAAATGAGTGAAACAATGGAAAATAAACCATTATTTGAGCCACAAAAGAAATCTAATGTCCTTTTTGATGTTATGTTTAAAAGTGGGAAGCCGTTTAAGAGTGGGGTGAATGAAAAGTATAATAAACCTTGGCATGGCTATGATGTAGCCAGCGGTGGTACAGAATATACATGGTTTGCTAGTGAGGCTGTACACCTACTTATAGGGATGGCTGGAGTTAAGGATGGTGATGAATGTACTATTGAATTTAAATCAGGTACTAGCAACGCTGGGAATAATTATAATATTTGGTTGTTGAATGGAAAGTCTGCTAAGGATTTTGCTCAGGAGAACGCAGTAACTCCTGAACCATCTATGACAACTCCAGCGGCTGAACCAGTCATGGACCCTATATCTACTCCAGTAGAAGCTACACCTAGCTCTGAGCCGTCAGATGCGGAGAAGTTGAGGCTGTTGTGGGTCCAGTATAAAAATAATGGTGGCGTATCTGATGAGGATATTCCGTTCTAATGATTAAACACCTGTCCAGGATTTCCAACCTACCACCCCACCTGGGGACTTACTCCGTAGAAGGTATCAATCACAACTGGACAGGTTATTATTCCCTGGTCGCTGCAAGAGGACTATTAAAATAAGTATGTTTATTCCAATCTTATTACATAGAGCAGCGGCCTAGGATGTTTTTATTTACAATATTATATTATTTTACGCTATCTGTTGGGGCTGTTGTCATATTTATAGTTTTATATGGGATAGTGAATGAGACAAGAAAATATTTTAGGAGAAGGAATGCCGAAGAAGAAATCTAAAAAAGATTTGGTGCTTATACATCTACAGATGCACAAGAGCATAACATCCTGGGAAGCTATTGAGAAGTTCAGGGCCACTAGGTTATCAGCTATAATTCATACGCTACGCCATGTGGATGGGTATAATATTACAAGTAAGCCAGAATATAATAAAGATACTGGTACTAATTACGATAGATATACTCTGCATCAAGAAAATGCAACTACAGGACAATTTACTTTAATATGAGCCAGCGGAAGTGTAATGATTGCGACAAAGAGGCTTATGTAATTATAAAGATGGATGGATTCGCTAAAATAGTAGTTTGCAATGATTGTAATCAGAAATTTTATAAAAACCCCATTAAAAGGAAGAGAAGATATAGATGAGTATGAAGTGGGCCGTACCTAGTGCAACTATGCGAGAGACGTACAGGCAGAGGGAAAAAAGAGATAAGCGAGAAGAGGCCAGGGAGCGAAGGAACGAGCTTAAGTGTTGCCCTGACTGCAATGGCGTTTTTAAAAAAGCAGACTTTACATCCAGGCAGTTCAAAAAAAATGTAAATGAGGAATTTTGGTGTCCTGGGGATATGCCTACTATACACCTGGAGCGAAAGCAGTGTGCGAGTTGCAAGGAGAAGAGTGATACCACTATTTAAATATATAATATACACCATAGGAATATTCGGATTTGTGATTATGCTGATATTCATGGCGCAAGAGGCCACATTATGGTACATAAACAAAAGGAGTAAGTAAATGGCACGCAATAGAATGATAAAAAAGGAGTTCTGGACCAGTGAGCAGATAATGAATCTACCGATAGCGGCTAGATTGTTATTTATTGGTATGTGGAACCAAGCAGATGATGAAGGTATACTGAAAAACTCTCCAATGCAATTAAAGGCTCAAATATTTCCCTGCGATATGGGAATTGATTTAGAGCAAGTTAGGCATTATATACAATTAATAAAAGCTGAGAATCTTATCATTTTTAATAAAAAATCAGAAAAAGAGGACCAAGATTTAATAAGAATTAGAAAATGGGCCCAACATCAACAAATTAATAAAGCAACTCCAACCAAGTATGTGTTTATAGAGGAGGAAAAGGAGGACTCCCGTAGCGCTCCCGTAGTGCTACCGGAGGACTACCACCCAAAGGAAAGTAAAGGAAAGGAAAAGAAAGTAAAGGAAATTAAAGTAAAAGAAGAAAAAGTAAACCAAAAAGAAGCCGGCAACAAGTTGCCTAGTGTTAGAACTAAAAAAGAATTTGATATTTGGTGGAAGCTTTACGATAGAGATACAAATAAGAAACAGGCTATAGCTCAATGGAAGAAGATTGATGAGAAGGATTATGAGGCTATTATTGACCATACTAGAAAGTATGTAAAGGCTGTAGAGAAGCAGTTTAGGCCTCATGGCTTTAGATACTTGAGAGATGAAGGTTATAAGAACGAGATAGTCGGAAATACCCCTGGATTAACAACTGACTTAAATGCTGAAAAGAAGATAGAACAAGAGAAGCAGCGCCAGAGAGATGAAGAGCGTAAGGCTAGAGAAGCTTATGAAGCTGACCCTGTAGATGCTGATACACCTGTATCTGAATTGATAGGGAGACCTATAAAGCAGAATGGGTCTGTAGATACAGAGGATAGTCCTAGAGAAGGCGATAATAGTAATACCCTTACTGGAACTCTTAGAGCTAATAAGATGAGCGAGGAAGGTGCTTTTAAGAGCTTAGGGAGTATAATAGGACATGAATAAGTTATATATTGGTATAGACCCAGGTAAGAGTGGTGGTGTTGCTATTATTTATGATGATAGTCTATATGCGGCTAAATGTCCTGATACTATCCATGACATGGTAGAGGAGCTTAAAGTACCATTAGAGATGATGGCTATACCTAAGAGTAAGGCTGTTATTGAGCTGGTCCATAGCATGCCTGGCAATGGTGTTAAGTCTATGTTTACGTTTGGCCAGAACTATGGCACATGGTTAGGTATCATGGCAGCGCTTAAGATACCCTATGATATAGTACCACCGGGTAAGTGGATGAAGCATTACGGCACGATGCCAAAGGATAAGAAGGCCAGAAAGAATAAGCTTAAGCAGTTAGCGCAGCAGGCCTGGCCTACTCATAAGATTACATTAGCTACTGCTGATGCAGTGCTTATAGCGATGTATTGCAGGGATATGGATAGATGATTGGAGGCTATTGTTTTACTGGCAAAAGTAACCCACCAGTAACAAACAATTAAGACCACAATATATAGTAGTATGATTAGTTTACATAAAACAGGTTATCAGCAATAGGTGTTTAGCACCACAACATATAGGGGTAACCAAAGGGGTAATAAAGGGGCACGCCACCGAGGGGAGGGGGGATTCCTAGTAGGCCGGTGCGGAGCCCACCTTACGAGAAAATTACAAATAAGAAGGGGTAAAATTGAGCAAGCCGACAAAAGCAGAATCTGCGCTTAAAAAGAAGTTAGTTCGTGAATGGGTAGCAGTGGACCCAGATGTAACCAATAAGGTCTTAGCAGCCAAAATAGGAGTAAATGGAACTACTATAGGATTGTGGCGGAATGACCCTAAAGAAATCGAGGCAACCTATGACCGGTACATGGAAATCGCAGGCAAAGAATTACCCCTTGTTATAACTGCAATGTTAGAAGAGGCAAAGATGGGAAACACCAGGGCCGCAGAATTAGTTTTAAAACATTTTGGTAAACTTCAAGATACATTAGTTGTTAAGGTCGAGGCCCCATTCATGCAACACTTAAAAGCGGTGGACCGAGGCGATATTGAAGATGCAGAAATAGTTGAAGATTTTGGGCCAGAAGTTATTGGTGAAGGTTTTAATATTCCAGACCGGATTGTTTCGCAATTACCTGAAAGAGATGTATCTAATGACCATCCCAGGATTAAAGATAAGGTTGATAATAAAAGAGTTCAGCAGATTAGTGCCGATGCTTTAAAGCGCAAGAAAAAAAGCGCCAATGCTAAATATGAAAGAAAGAAATTAAACAAGAGGGCTAAAGAGTTAGGCCTAGAGCCAATGACAGGAGGAAGGCCATCTAAATCTGAGCGTTCTGCCTGGCTTGCAAAACTTAAAAAGCTGGAGGAAGAGAATGCCAAGTAAAAAGGGTCGTAAGATTGACCCATATAAAAAGAAAAAGGACAAGCAGGTTACAAAGTATAAACAGCGTAAGAAAAATCCAAAATATTAAGGGGTAATTTAATGGGTAAAATGAGCAGTGAAGAAATAGCAAGAATGCAAAAAGAACGGAACGCTAAAACTAGAATAATGAAAGATAAGGCGGTTTATGTTATAAGCTTATTATCTTTGCCTAGTATTCTATTGATGGTGGCCAGTCTTATATTCTCAGCTAAGACTTTAGAAGATAGCCAACTGGCTGTAATATCTGGACTGGTATCATCTGTATGTGTTGGATTGATTACTGTCCTACAAAGAGCTACAGGAGGCGCAGAGAAAGACGACCCAATGGTAGTTATAGCAAAAGAACTTGTAAAGCATTTAACTGATAACCAGGGAAGCAAAGAAATTATTATGGATAAAAATAGCATCCGTATTAATGGGAATGATTCTAAAATAGTTACAAGTAATGATAAGGATTTATTATGGGGAGAAGATGACAAGCCTAAGAAGTAATTAATCTACAATCTTAACGTACATCGGATTCCATTCTGTAGACCCTGGTGCCTCATTGTAGGCTGTTAATGGACTTGTGCATGCCCATACTCCAAACATGATAGCTAGGCCTGTTATTAGGCCTAGTATGTACTCAGTGGTTTTATTTTTCACAACCCAAGCTCCTTTAGTGCTTCTTTTCTTTTTTTGTTTGCTAACTTTTTCATTGTAGCGGCATCTATTTCAAATCCGGTGGTAATCTTCCCAGTTTTTTTACTCCTGCACCAGATAATTATAGGCTTACCATATTCTACAAAATTATTAATAACAATATCCCCAGAATTTAAATCTAGGTCCATACTTATTTTATTTTTCATCTGCCTCCCCTGGAAAATATCCTTTTCCGCAAGAGCATGCAAGGATATGCTTATTGTTTGAGTAATCATTTATCCATCTTGTTTCATAGCCAACAGGATATAAATCATTAGCATTTGATTCGTCATATCTCCTGGACCCATCATAGATGCCATCATGGTATGAGCATCTTTTTTCCCATGGGGCAATAGCACCCATTTTGTCTAAATGAGGTTTCTCTGTAAAATAGATTATCTCATTATGCGCACATTCTGGACCACATAAAAAACATCCATCAAGCTCTATATGCCATACCTTATAATCACCTCTTTCATGTTCCTCTATGGAAACAACTTTATAATCACAACCCTTATAATAAGTATCAAAGTTCCTTACCACCTCTCCAACTATAGGGAGGTGGTTATAAAACTTATTAAAATTCCAATAATCTACTTTCTGCATTAAGCAACCTCCTTTATTTCATCGTAATCCCAGGGGGCATCATCATAGCCCTCTAGCTTTCGGATGGCCTCACCTTTAATCCAATCAAGAACCCGGTAGGCATCGTCATCTTTCCACCCATCAAATTCACAAGCTTGATAGGCAAAGCATTGAGCCATCTTCAAAATATCTACAGATTCTAAAGTAGAATTTTTATTGCCGTATCTCGCATACATTGAACAGCTAGCTAGATAATCTGTATAATTCAATCCAGACCACTCCTCGCAAACTGAGTTTATTGAATCATCATCTTGACCATATCGAGCCATGATACTCTTCATATTTGCTCGACCAAGTTTTACAGCGGCCTCACATTTATCATCTTGCTCACCATCAATATCTGGATTTCCAGCAGGGTACCATCCTGCAAGTTGGCCTATATGTTTAGGGCTACAAAGAAATGCACTCATTATAAAACCTCCTCTACAGTTTTTTCACCGAAGTAAAGGTCTCGCTCTATTTTCAAGCCAGCAGGACCAGTAATAGCTTTAAGCTCATTTAGGCTGAAATACCCAAACTCACCTTCATGGCCAACAATATAGCCAAAGAAAGTATCTTCACCATCGAACTCAGTAGCATACCAGGTCCATTGATTCCAGGGGCAAAAGAACTTAACTTTAACTACAGCCTTATGGCCCATAGCTTCAGTGTTATATAAAGGGGGAAGGTTTTTCTTGATTTCCTTAGTTAGTAACATCATCTCTTTTATCTCCGTATTTTGTTTTTTGTTAGTCTCAATCACACCATCAATATAAAGGACCTACATAATATGATGCAAGTCTTTTATTATAAAAATTATTTTTATTATTTTAACAGAATAAATCTTCAACATCAACATCTGGAAACCTATTAATAGATTTACAATAGGTTTTCCACATCTCCCAATGGTTCTTTTGCAAATCTCTTAATTGGTCCTCAGCCCTATATCCATATCTAGTCCACCATCCTTCGGTAAATCTAGGGTCTTTAAGACCATACATATAGTTCCATGCTGTATCTATTAACTTTTCAAACTTTTTTACTTTTTTATCGAAATCTGTCATTTTGTTTCTCCGTTTGTTATTTCTAGTTCCAATCACATAAGTAATGTAGGGCTATTATATAATACGTGCAAACACTTTTATAATAAATATTATTTTTTTAATAAATATAATAATAATGCTTGCATAGAAGTTTTAGGTCCTGTAGTTTTGTTATGTGATTGATAGTTGTTTTAATAATAATAAGGAGTAAGTGATGAGTTTAGTTCTTGAAATAATGATTGCTGTTGCTGTGGGTTTTTCTGCTGATGCCGGTTATAAGCCTGCTGAAGTTGAGCCTGAAGTAATGAACTTAATAGAGATGGAGGTTGCTTAAATGAAAACACAAATGTATTTAGAGGCTACAGGTGGTGATTTATCTGCTGGTGCCATGTGCGAAAATGCTGTAATGAGGCCAATAAAGCCGGCAATTTTGCCTGTAGTAAAAGCATTTCTTAAAGCTGATGCGAACTTTCAGATTGAAGCTGATATTAACCCTTGTTCTGACGAAGCGGTATTGGCCATGAACATGTTCTATGCAGCTTATGATTTGCTAATAGATTTAGGGTTTTTTGAAAGTAAATATGATGCCAGAACTGCCTGGAGAATTACTTATAAGGAGGTAGATTAAATGATAGCCGAATTACTTTTAATAGTTGGCCTGGTAATACTAGCTCTAGCTCCACTTGTTGCGGATGCTATAATGCTTGGAAAGGAGTAACATGAAAATAGAACTTACTAAAAAAGAGTTGCTTTTAATCCGATTAGGGCTAGAGGAGTTTTACCATGAAAATGTAAAACCTGCGACTAATGAAACCTTAAAGCTCAAAATGAAGGATATGATTAAGGACTTTAAATATTATCACACTTTAGCTAATAAAGGAAAATTCTAATGAAAACAAAAGAACTGATAGCACTAAAAAATAAATATCTAAAAGCAAAAGATAAACTATGGCAGTTTAATAATATTATCATTAACAGTTTATATGATGAGGATATAAGAGAGACGTCTGAGTTTTTTGATTGCGAAGTTACTTTAATGGATATGATTGAAGATAAGCTGGCAGTAATAGAGCTTAAATTAGAAGATGCTGCTGCCTGTGCATTAACAGGATTGGAGGCTGAATGAAAAAAATACTTTATATAGATATGGATGGGGTCCTGGTAGATTATAATGCCATGGCTGAGAAGTACAGCGGAGATATAGATTGGCTCCCTGGAACCTTTGCCAATATGGAGCCTGTAGATGGGGCTATAGAGGCGTTTAATACTTTGGCGGAGCATTATGATGTTTATATACTTTCAACCGCTCCCTGGTCAAATGAGAGCGCCTGGAGCGAAAAAATAGGCTGGGTTAAAAAGCACTTAGGCCACAACGCCAGGAAACGCCTTATATTAAGCCATCATAAAAATCTATGCTCTGGTGATTATCTTATTGATGACCGACCTAATAATGGTGCAGAAAAGTTCACTGGTGAATGGCTACACTTTGGCCCTGGAAATAAATATCCAGATTGGGATAGTGTTTTAAAATATTTGTTGTAAATTATAACGTAAGATAAATGGAGGTATTCAGATGGGATATTCTGGAGACCAGGCTCCGCATAAGCGTAAGTTTGATGCTAACGGAAACCTGATAGACCCAGAAGATACTCTGCTAGAATCTTTAGCAGATATGCTGGGAATAATGAAAAAATCTAATTGCTTTAGGTGTAAGCATTTAGCTGAAGATGAAGTAAGTTGTAAAGCTTATCCGAATGTTATACCTAAAGATATATTACTGGCTAAGGTTGCGCATGATACTCCTCAGCCTGGGGATAATGGAATACAATTTGAGGAAAAAGATTAAATATTAGTTTCTAATAATATTGGCATATCGCCAAATGGAACATCGTTATCATATTTAGTATACTTAACAATATCGGAAAAATGTACTTTTAGTTGTTCGTAGGTTCTTATGTTTTTACCCAGATGGGTCGTTATATAGCCTGGCTCTACAAATCTTCCAGTAGCTCCGCTTGGACCAGTTGCCCTAAGTATAGCTCTCTCTATAGTTTTTTCCATAGGCAAATCGCTAAAGGCTAAATACGGATTATATCCACCAACTCCATGGAATCTATCTATTACCTTAATCATTTTTCCACCACTTTTCATGGTCCCATCAAATAATAGATGTCTATTCTCATTGAATGATTTTTGGAAAATCATCTTTATAATATCATCAGCTTCCTCATGGTACTGGGCAGCGTTCCAGGTAATAGTGGTATCATCAAAAGCGGCCAATAGTCCTTTTATATGGTCCGAATCTAAATGAACATATTTATTCTGCCAGCCTGGAAAAGCTTTATCTAGCATTGTAGATTTACCAGAGCCAGGATAACCTCCAGTCATTAACAGGTCCGCAGCATCGTCAGCTATTTTTCCCTGCTGTGTTATACTCCTGGCAATTCTATTGTGAAGTATGGCCCTATCTCTACCATAATTCCCTCTTACGTTGGTATTAGGGTTGAAATTTAAAGTCTGAGAATCTGGTCCAGCTTGGGCTAGCTTTGCTCGATGCTCTGATAATTGTTTTAGCGCCTCGCTACGACTTATTCCTTTTTTCTTTAAAACAGTTTCAGCCCCATCAGAACTTAATAGCTTTCCTTTTTCGTAGGCTTTTCTTTGGGCCTTATCTAATTTTAAGTTGCTCATTGCCGCTGTTTCAGTATCTGAAAATTTAGACCTCCTAGCGGCCTCTGCATCTGGAGCATCAATCTGCTTTCCGGATTTTCCTATAGGGTCCAATATACAGTAACAGTAGCTTTTGCAAACACTCCAGCCAGTACCAGGTATTCCTTCACCTTCCCATTCTTTATAGGTCAATACTGCGCCAGCTCTTACAGCGCAATCAGGACAAACCTTATGGCCTGCAACTGTTACCCACATAAAATTACTATTCTCATTATACTCAGACATCTGGCCCAGGCCTCCGGCCTGATTTACGGCCCCATGGGTTGCAGCTTTTACATCATTTTTTAACTGCCCAAATATCCGGCCTCCAGTTTGCATATCATTTCGCAAAGTTTGATTTATAACCTCGCTACTTATTCCCCTGGATTGCATAAGAACTACCTGCTTTTCTATCCCATTAGCAAAGGTCCTGGAGTCGAATAACATAGAATCCATTGTACCCATTAGCATATTTTCCATTTGGGGAGTCATACCCTGGCGGAAAGCATCTATGACTGTATCAAAGTCATCTCCTAGCATCTCTGAAAATTTACCTAATCCGGCTGGCATTTATATAAATCTCCATCCTCTTCTTAGTCTTATTTTAATTTGCTCTATAGCCTTTTTATAATCAGAGCCTCCAGGCTTCATTTGCTTGGTTATTCCAAACCATTCTCTTTTAGGGACTTTGGCATTTGGGTATCGAGATTTAGAACTATTGGTATACCCCTTGTTATGGAAAGCTCCATAGACTTTACCAGTACGCTTAGATTTTCCGATTAGCTCTATAGTATAAACCTGTTTATTCCTAGTAGCCTGAGTAAGCTTAGTTTTTATCATATTGCCAGTTATAGATAATGGCTTTGTTCCTTGCCTTTTTTCATTTCTATTATAAAGCGTAGTACCAGCTAACGGCTCAAACCTATTATCATTTACATCTAACCCCAAATCTAGGTTATTATTAAGCCCATCTAGTACATTCTTTCCCATAATATTTAACTGCTCGGCCATCATATCATCAAGAATACCAGCTAGCTTTCTATTGCTAAATGATTTTTTTACAATTACTGGCCCTCTAACTGGACCAGTTTTTATGGTTTTAAATTTCCTTGCCATTTATAGCAGACTCCACTGTTTTATTTTTCTTTGCAAAATCTTTTCCTAAATTATAGGCTAAAAAGTATCTCGTCAAATGACGAGTAAACATCATCTCAGCATATTCCTGCGCATAGCCTTGGGGGTCTTTTATAACCTCTTCTATAGGAGCCTGCAATACTTCTATTTCAATACTATTGAGTTGTTGCAACTCCCTGACGTAAGCTGTTAAAAATTCGCTGTGAGGGGGTTTCTTGTCCTTGGCCATTCTTCTCCGTATTCTCTTTAATGATTGCCTCAGCTTGCTCTATACTTAAATCTTTATTTCGTTGCTGTAAAAGCTGTGCCTTGGTCGTTAAATCGTTTTCCAGCAACCAGCTATCCATAGCTATTTGGTCCGCTACAGCTTGTGGATATTCTGGCTCGTTAAAATCTATGCCTATTTTATCAGGAAGCATAACATTTGAAAACATTGCTATTTTTCTTTCAATATTATACAAATCAGTTTCGTATCTACGCCAGATTTCCAAATCATCCTGGTAATCTTCGTGGCGCTCTAAATCCTTAATTTTTAAGGCAATTCCGCTACTTGGCCTATCTTTATTAGTATCTGCGAAGCTTATGCTTAAATGATTATTCTGGGCAGCTAATTCTAGCATGTTCCTGGCAAGCTTTAGGGCCTGCTCTACATTTACCTTTGGAGCTTCTATACTTAAATTAGCTCCCTCTGGTAATACAATCATCTCATCTGAGCCTGCTCTTTTATAGGAATCATCTGAGTACATGCCAGTTACAACATATTGACCGAACATCTGAAATCTCATTCCTAGATTTGCCTCAGTTAGCAATATATTTATTTGCTCATTACAATTAACTATATCATAAGCTGGGGCGCAAAAGAAGCTATCTAAATAATGGTCCCTATGGCTAAATACAAATGGCAAAAATCCATAAGGATTAACTTCCTCGCTAACTATAACGCCATCTTCATCTCTTATTTGCTTGACCTCCGAATCCATATAGCAATATAATAATTTATCATTAGTAGATATGTCATGTGTTGCATTTAGCATTGGGTAAATAATAGACTCAACCTTATGTTGGTCATAAATTGACATTTCAACATCAAAGGCATAAATAGGGTCGTAGTAAAATTCATTTCTCTCAGAATTAAAAGATACCTGTGTAGCAATAGTGCCAAGGAGCCTAGTCATTTTTTCAATATGCTTTAGCCTGTAATCTTTATTTATAGTCATAAGCTGATATTTCTCATCCATGGTAGACAGATTTCTGCTGGCCCCTAGCGTATAGATTCTACTCATTCTATCAATCATGCGCTTAGTTACATTAAAGCTGGATAAAGGTACCTCTTGGTAAGCCTTAGCGCTAAATCTCCCAGCTATGTATTGCTCGGTATTATCACCACTATAATAATCAAGCAATTTATAAATCAATTCTTTTCTGTCAGCTTGCATTGAGGCCTTGGCCTGCTTTTGTGAATCCATAACTATCTGGTTAGCGTTTATCATGCGGCATAAGTCCTTATTTTATTCATCCTTATCGGAAATTTGTTTATAATCCCATATCTTAGAGCATCTGCCCCATGGTCAGAGTAGCCATCTTTAAGAGGTAAATCCTTTAGGGCTAGACCTTCTTTGGTTTCTGGGTATCTATAGCTTTCAATATCCTCTATAATCCCATGGCAGGAGGTATCTATATGGAGCCTTCTGGTCCCATCCTCTGCGCAGATAAAATTGCGCACATGTGATATTCCTGAATTAATATTTCTACTGGCCTTATCTCGTAAGGCGAAAACTTGATGGCCCAGGAGTTGCTTAAATATATGAGCCTCTCCAATTCCAACAGAGCTTTGGACCTGATAGCCTGCTGGGTCTCCAAACACCTGAGTCAGTCTATATTTTTTAGCCTCTATAAGATTTACTAGGTCTAGTGTTTTTAAATTAGTCCTATGTATAATCTCATCTATTATAAATATATGGTCCTGCCCATCTATTACTTCGGTCTGGAAAAATAATACAGCTGGCATTCTATAACCAAAATCAACAGTTAAAAAAGTAGGCCTGTATGGGCTATATTTAAAATCTCCAGTATTGTCAGCCCTGGAAAAATCTGAATAGACTCTACCAGATAGGGCTGTAAATTCTGCGCCATACTCCTGGTTATATATTTCCTTACTAAGTGTAGCTCTAGCTTCCTTTAAATCTGGGTCATCCTTGCCATCTGGAAAGGCGTGGAAATTTTCCCATGAGGGGCTATTAAAACTGTGCCAGTTTGGAGTATCAGCCTGGCCCAATAAAAATAATTCGTGAAAATAAGTAAAGCCGTCTGGAGTAGATATAAAAATACAACGGCCTTTTTTATCTGAAAGCGTAGGCCTTATGTACATTTCCCAAATCTTTTTAAAATTAGGGATTTTAGAACTTTCATCAAATACAACTAAATCACACCCCTCTCCAATCAGTGAGCTAGGATGCTCTGCTGACTTTCCACATATAATTGACTTACCACCATCCCAATCAAATTCCAGGACCTTATCTTTCTGAGAATACCTAGATGGCTTATATTTCTTTTTAATAACTAGGTCCTCATAAACAATTCTAAAAATCTTATCAGCTGTTTCATAAGTAGGGGCCACAATCCAAATAGTTTTACCTGGTTGGACCAGTAGTAACTCTGCCTCTCTAGCTGCCGCAAATGATTTGCCAAATCTACGGCCACAACATGCGACA